ACATCATATGCTAACGGACAGGGTTCCGTTGGTGAGTGGGCAGCTCGTTGCCCAGGATCTCTTGGAAATTCTCTTAAGGTTTCGATGGCTGACGCAGGTTCTTTTACAAACTGGACTTATGCAGATCAGTTTGAGAACGATCCAGGAACTTCTTCGCAAGCTGCCTCTGTAGGTGGCGCGAACGATGAACTCCATGTAATTATCGTTGATGAAGATGGTCTTTGGACTGGAACTGCTGGAACAATCCTCGAGAAGTTTTCTTTCCTCTCAAAGGCATCTAATTCTACAACTTTTGATGGATCTAATAACTATTATAAAGATGCTATTAATACTCGTTCAAAATACATTTACTGGATGGACCACACAACTATCGTTGGTGGTACAAACTGGGGTAGCACTTTAACAACCACATTTAACAATCTGACATCAGCAGTTACACGTTCTTTGACAGGTGGTGCTGACGATCTAACAGCTACTGACGGAGAAATGCAAACAGCTTGGGTTGTTTTTGCTGATGACAGCCAGTACGATATTAGCCTTATGCCACTTGGCGCTGCTAATTCTACAGTAGCAACTTACGTAATTAATAACGTAGCTGAGATTCGTAAAGACTGCGTTGTGTTTGCTTCTATTGCTGATGCCGAAGGAGCTGTTATCCTTTCTTCTGACATTTCAGCAGTAACAAAAGCCATAACATATCGCGATGCTCTTCCAAGCACTTCTTATGCTGTTCTTGATTCTGGCTACAAATATCAATACGATCGCTACAACGACAAGTATCGCTATGTTCCATTGAACGGTGATACAGCTGGAACATGTGCTCGTACAGACTACACCAATGATCCTTGGTTCTCACCAGCTGGACTAAACCGTGGACAGATTAAGAACGTAGTTAAACTTGCATTTAATCCAAATAAAACACAGCGCGATAATCTCTACAAGTCTGGTATTAATCCAGTAGTTTCTTTCCCAGGACAGGGAACTGTTCTGTTTGGAGATAAAACTCTTCTGGCTAAACCAAGCGCATTTGACCGTATCAACGTGCGTCGTCTGTTTATCGTTTTGGAAAAAGCGATTGCAACTGCATCTAAATTCCAGTTGTTTGAGTTTAACGATGAGTTTACTCGTGCACAGTTTAAGAACTTAGTTGAGCCATTCCTGCGTGATGTTCAAGGTCGTCGTGGTATTACTGACTTCTTGGTCAAGTGCGACGCAACTAACAACACTGGTGAAGTTATTGATCGCAACGAATTTATTGGCGACATCTTCATTAAGCCAGCACGCTCAATAAACTTTATTACTCTAAACTTTATCGCTGCTCGTACTTCTGTTAATTTCAATGAAATTGGTGGCTAATAATAGCGTAATAAATAGTTAAGAATCAAGGAGAAATAAATGGCAAATATTGCTGATTTTAAATCGCAAATGATTGGTGGCGGTGCTCGTCCTAATCAATTTCGCGTTGAGTTAACATTCCCAACCTACGTACCACTGGGAGTCGTTGCTGGACAAAGAGCACAGTTTCTATGCAGATCGGCACAGCTACCAGCATCTACGATCGAGCCAATTACGGTTCTATATCGTGGACGCCCAGTAAACTTTGCAGGTGAGCGTTCGTTCCAGCCATGGACTGTTTCGATTTACAACGACACAACTTTCAACATTAGAAATGCTCTTGAGATTTGGCAAACTGGTATTCAAAATTATAGTACCACTGATGGTCGTACAAATCCAACTTCTTATCAAGTTGACCTAAATGTACACCAGCTAGATAGAGGTGGCGCTATTATTAAATCATACAAGTTTGTTGATGCAATGCCAGTCAATATTGGTCCAATCGCTTTGGACTTTGACCAGCAGAATCAAATCGAGTCGTTTGATGTAGAATTTGTTTACAACTACTTCACATCTAATACTGGCGCAGGTGGTTCCAGTTTTGGAGTTAACGTGGGAATTGATACACCAATCGGCAGCTTCCCGCTTCCAATTTAATTAACTTTTTAATTTTTAAATTATGCAAATTTTTGGGTTTGAAATAAAACGTAAAGATTCATCAGAAAAGATGGCAAGTGTTGTTACGCCATCTTCTGATGATGGATCGACAGTTGTTAATTCAGCAGCTGCATATTATGGCATGGTTATGGATGTTGAGGGTGTCGTTAAAAACGAAAATGACCTCATCAGAAGATACCGCGAAATTGCTCAGTATGCAGATACAGATTCAGCGATTGATGACATTGTTAATGAAACATTAGTTTCTGAAGAAGACTGTGTTGAATTAGATTTAGAAAAAGTAAAACTTTCTGCCAGTATTAAAGATAAAATACAGGAAGAATTTAAGGAAGTTTTACGACTGTTAAAGTTTAGTGAAAGAGGACATGATATATTCCGCTCTTGGTATATTGATGGTCGTGTTTATTATCACATTTTACTTGACGAAAATAATATTAAGCAGGGGATTGTTGAGTTAAGATACGTTGATCCTCGCAAGATTCGTCGCATAAAGAATATCAAAAAAGAGCGCACTCCAAAAGGTGTTGATGTAATTAAAGAAATTGATGAATATTATCTTTATAATGACAAAGGAATTACAGAACAAACAACACAAGGTGTAAAACTCTCTATTGATTCAATTGTTTATGCTCCATCTGGTATGCTAGATGCAAATACTGGTATGATGCTTTCGCATTTACACAAAGCAATCAAACCAGTTAACCAGTTGAAGATGATTGAAGATGCTTCTGTAATCTATAGAATTTCTAGAGCACCAGAGCGTAGAGTGTTTTATGTTGACGTTGGTAATCTGCCAAAACTTAAAGCAGAAGAATACGTCAACCAGATTATGAACAAGTTTAGAAATAAAGTTGTTTACGATGCAACCACTGGCGAAGTCCGTGATGACCGTAAGCATCTTTCTATGATGGAAGATTTTTGGATGCCACGTCGTGAGGGTGGCAAAGGTACTGAGATCACTACATTACAAGGTGGTCAAAATCTTGGCGAGATCCAAGACATTCAGTACTTCCAACAAAAGTTGTTTCAAGCATTGAACGTACCACTCTCTCGTTTGCAACCATCTACGGGATTTAGTTTGGGTCGTTCTACTGAAATAACTAGAGACGAAATTAAGTTTTCTAAATTCGTAAAGAGACTTCGTAATAGATTTTCTATTTTGTTTTTAGAAGCATTACGTGTTCAGTTGATTGTCAAAGGAATTATCCGTGCTGATGAGTGGGATAATATGCGCGAAGGTTTTAGATTCGTGTATGATAACGATAATCACTTTAGCGAATTAAAAGATAATGAAATATTGTTACAGCGTATAACTATGTTGCAACAATTAGATCCTTATGTTGGAAGATATTACTCGTCAGATTGGGTACGTAAGAATGTGCTTCAACAGTCTGAAGAAGATATTAAGAACATGGATAAACAAATGCAAGACGATTTGGTTAATCAAATGCATAAAGCAGATTTTGATGGTACGGTTTCTGGTATCACCCAAACAGCTCAGCAAACTTATCTGAAACAGTTTGCTCCGCAAGATACAGAAGAAGCTGCTCCACCACAGTCGCCCCAGAAAACCCAAAAGGAGAACAAATAATGACAACCAAAGATTTAATTGATGCCTTGGCAGCTGGTGACGCTAGTGGTATTGAATCATCATTTAATGCTGCAATGGCAGAAAGAATTTCTGCAAGAATAGATGATATGCGTACACAAGTTGCACAAAGTATGTTCGCAGCTCCACAGGAAGAAGCTGAGCAAGTTTCTGCTGAGGAACCTGCTGCCGAAACAGAGCAAGCTGAATAATGTTTTTTAATCAATTCTCTAAGTCACTAAAGCCTAATGTTCAAGAGAGCGTTAGGTCTTTCGGTCATTTAATTGAAGTAACTGAAGACGGTATTTTAATTGATGGAGAACTGACACAGTTTGAGAGTTTGGAAGAAGCAAAAAAATATATTAAAACACAATCATATTCTGCAAAACTAAACGATAAGATATCGGAAGAGACATACGAAGAACTTTCCGATATTAAGGTAGCGAATATTATCAAAGAATATCAAGACGTTAAAGTAACAGATACACTAATAGAATCATATATTGAACTTGCTTCTTCCAACATCTTTACAGTAGATCCAGTTGTCTATGAGATTAGAAAACTAAACAAACTGGATGTTGTAATTGAAGGTAAAATCCATTATGAACTGAATGATGGCTCTGTAGTTGCAATTAGTGAGGCTACACAAGAGAACCTAAATAATCTATTACAAAACCAAAAAGAAATAATCGACTACATGAGAGAAAGTAAAGAAAACTTTATTCATGTAGTGGAAAAATTAGAGGACTAAAATGCCAGTTACTAAAACAATTCTAAAGAATACTAACAACGAAACGATTGTTAAAGTCGCAGGAACTGCAGCTGCAGCTACGATTGATCTACAAACTGACTGCTTAGCAACTACTCAAGCGTTAGATGGAGCTACACAAACAGTTAACATTGTTCAACTACATTTTACTGGGTTACCTTCTTCAACGATTACTGTTTCTAGAAATTCAATTAATATTTTCACAATTGGTGCTGAAGGCGAAGGAACTGTTGATCTTGGAACAGGCAATGGTCTTGTGGAAACAATTGAAAACACTCAAGATATTGTTGTTACAATTGCTGGAGCAGAAGCGCAGTGTTATTTAGTACTTCGCAAAGCTGGCGGATATGCAACCAAAGTAGAAACTGCGGTATTTGGTGCGTATGACGACGAAACTGCAGTAGGGAGTTAAGTAAATGAAATTTATTAAAGAAGTCCAAGAGACTACAAATCTAATTGTTGAAAATAAATTAGGTAAGAAAAGTTATTTCATTGAAGGTATCTTCCTTCAGTCAGAGTTAAAAAATCGTAATGGTCGCATGTATCCAGAGTCTATTATGGATAAAGAAGTCGGTCGTTACCTAAAAGAATACGTTGAGAAAAATCGTGCTTATGGTGAGTTAGGACATCCAGACACACCAAGTATTAATTTAGATCGCGTATCACACCTTATCGTAGACCTTCGTAAAGAAGGAACAAACTATGTAGGTAAAGCAAAGATTTTAGAAACACCAATGGGTAATATTGCTCGCGGTCTTCTTGACGGTGGCGCAAACCTTGGAGTTTCTAGCCGAGCACTTGGTTCGTTAAAGTCGAACAATGAGGGTGTTCAAATCGTGCAGGATGATTTTATGCTTTCCACAGCTGCTGACATCGTTGCCGATCCTTCCGCTCCAGATGCTTTCGTTCAGGGTATTATGGAAAGCAAAGAGTGGGTTTTCGTTGATGGAAAGTTCGTGGAGAAACATATTGAGGAAGCCAAAAGAAATATCAAGAAATCTTCCTCTTGCAATTTAGAGGAAGCGAAGGCTCGTGCTTTCCAAAATTTCTTGAGTAAAATTAAATAAATAATAAATAACAATAGGACTTATCCAGTTAGGAGAAACAGATGTCTATCGAAAATAAAATTAACCAAATTCTTGCTGAATCACGTCAGAAAGAACTTCAAGAAGGACCAGGCGAAGTAGCCCAAAAGGCAGTCAACGTCGTCAAGAAAGTTGCTGGCGTAGCGACTGGAACCGTCGGTGCTGCTACAGGAGCGTTGCAAGGAGCAGTTACTGGTGCTCGTAAAAACTATGCTGCTATCAACGACGATGTCGAAGTTGAGGGCGAGCTGGTTGAAGAGGAAGCATTGGAAGAGGCTAGCGAAGCTGGTCAAAGCATCACTACTGATACAGTTACAAAAGTTGCTGGCGATAACCCAGACAATGCACGTAATGCAGTAGTTGATCAGAAGGCAGCTGAAGGCGGCACTTCTAAGAAAGAAAACGAAGCTACCAAAGGTGCTGCAGCTGCAGAAGGTCGTGGTAGCATGAAAGAAGATATTGATGCTCTCGTTAATGGCGAAGATCTCTCTGAGGAATTCAAAGAGAAAGCAGCTACAATTTTCGAGGCAGCAGTAATGACTCGTGTTAAATCTGAAATTGCACGAATCGAAGAAGAGTATAATACCAAGTTGCAAGAAGCAACTGAAAAAGTTAAAGAGGGTCTTGTTGAACAGGTTGATGGATATCTCGACTACGTAGTCGAGCAGTGGATTGCACAGAATGAAATTGCCCTTGAGCATGGTATTAAAACTGAGATTGTTGAAAGTTTCATTGGCGGAATGAAGACTTTATTCGAAGAGCATTATATCGATGTTCCAGAAGAAAAGTATGACTTGGTCGCTGAAATGGAGCAATCACTTGCAAATCTCGAAGCGAAACTTGATGAACAAGTCGCAGCAAATGTTGAGATGAAGAAATCTATCAGCGAAATGCAGCGTGTTGAAATCATCGGTCAAGCAAGTGAAGGTCTTACCGACACTGAAGTAGAGAAGTTTGCAGGACTTGCAGAAGAACTATCTTTCGAAGATGCTGAGTCTTTCACTAAGAAAGTTCAAACAATCCGCGAAAACTATTTTAATACTAAAGCACAAAGCGCAGATGTTAAGTCTGTTGTGACTGACACTCCAGTAGATTCCTTAAACGAAACTACTACGACTGTTGATCCATCGATGAAAGCATATCTGAGCGTTCTCAACCGTAAGTAATTTTTAAAAACAAAGGAAACAAAATGAC